GGAAGGGCGGCGGGAAGGGCAGCACGCCGATCGGCTCCGGGCACAAGAAGGCGATGGTTCAGGGTGCGTCCTATCGGGTGGACGTGATCACCCGTCCGGTGCCGGGCGCGGTCGGCCAGGTGGAGCTGGTGGTGGCCAAGGACCGGCCGGGGAAGGTGGTCGCCAACCTGCCGCCGAAGATCCGGCAGGGGACGGAGCCCACTGCCGGGATCGTCACCATCGACTCGTCGGTCGAGGACATCACCCGCATCTGGATCGACCCGCCGGGGCCGACCTCGGTGTCGGCTCCCGGCGACGACGCGGCCATGGCGGCGGCGGTGGACAAGGCTGAGCGGCTGTCGGCCGCCGACCGGAAGAAGCAGGCGGAGCAAGAGGTCAAGGACCAGGTTCTCGACGCCGTGGGCGAGCTGGGCGGCGAAGTCGGGGACGATCGCTGGGTCTCCACGAACGAGGTGTGCGACCGGCTCGCCGTCGCCCACGGCGATGCGCGGGTGCGGCGTCTGCTACGCGAGTGGGTCGAGAAACGGGCGGTCGAGGACAACGGCGGAGAGGGCAAGGCCAAGCGCTGGCGGCTCCTGCTCGACTGAACTGTGAACTGTCAACTGTTCACTACCTCCCCCACAATCTTTGATTGTGGGGGAGGGATGAACGGTTAACGGTTGACGGTTGGGCCAGACCCACGTCGGACAGCGTTTCCCCAGGCTGGCGGTGGCGTGGATCACACGGTGGTACGATGACTAGTACGCGCGTACGACAGGAGGAGCCAGATCGGATGAAATACCAGACCGGCGGGCCCAAGCGGTTCGCGCACCAGCGGCGGGGTCTGGCCAAGCTGATCGACACCCACGGCGTCACCGCGCTGCTGTTCGACCCCGGCCTCGGCAAGACGGCGACGGTGCTCGACTACCTGGGGCTGCTGGCGATCAAGGCCCGACCGGCGTCCGACGGCGTGCGGGAGGTCCGCTGCCTGGTGGTCTGTCCGCTGGCGGCGGTGGACACCTGGGTGCTCCAGGCGCAGACGTTCATGAGCCCGATGGTCAACTACTGGGTCGAGGCGATGGGTGGCTCGCTGCTCCAGCGGGCGGAGACGCTGGCCGCTCGCGGCGGGCAGCCGTTCAAGCGGCCGCTGGTCGCGCCGCCCAAGCGGCGGCTGAACCACCACCCCCGCGCGCTGCACCACGACAAGGCGATCGCGTGGGACGCGCGGACCCAGCCGGGTGAGCGCGAGACCGCGATCAGTTCCAGCGAGGGACCGGACGGGCTCGGCCTCGACACGCCGCGCGTGGTGATCGAGGTGGTCAACGTCGACACGCTCCAGTACCGGACGCGGGTGGGCAGCCGGTCGATGGCCGACGTGATGCTCGACGCGGTGAAGCGGTTCGCACCGGAGATCGTGGTGGTGGACGAGGCCCACCGGATCAAGTCGCCCACCGGCCACGCCTCGCGGCTGCTGGCGCGGCTCAGCCCGTTCGTGCCACGGCGGGTGATCCTGACCGGCACGGTGATGCCCCACTCGCCCATCGACGTGTTCGCGCAGTGGCGGTTCATGGAGCCCTACGCCTTCGGGGAGAAGGACGCGGCGGGCAACCTGCGGCAGGCCACCCTCGGCGGGTTCACCGGCCGGTACGCGGTGCAGGGCGGCTGGCAGGGGCGAGAGGTGATCGGCTTCCGGAACCTCGATGAAATGCAGGCGATCATGCGCCGCAACGCGGTGGTGGCCCGCAAGGCCGATGCGCTGGACCTGCCCAAGACCATGGACGTGGTGGTGCCGGTCGAGCTGAGCGCCACAGAGAAGCGGGCCTATTCGGAGATGAAGTCGGCGCTGGCCGTGCAGCTCAGCAACGGCCAGCTCGCGACGACGGGCAACCGGCTGACCCAGTTGCTGCGGCTGCGGCAGATCACCACCGGCTACCTGATGGACGACAACGGCGTCACGGTGGCGCTGGGCGACTCCAAGATCCGGACGATCAAGTCGCTGGTGGAGGACAAGCTCGCGGGCGAGAAGCGCATCGTGATCTTCGCGCTGTTCGTCTGGGAGATCCACGCGCTGGCCAAGGCGCTGGCGGTGGCCGGCACCGAGGTCATGGTGATCGGCGGCGGCACCAAGGGCCAGGACCGGATGGCGATGCGGCGGCGGTTCGGGTCCGACGATCCCGCGCGGATGGTGATGATCGCGCAGGTCCGCACGATGAGCCTGGCCGTGAACGAGCTGGTGACGGCGAACCACGCGATCTTCGGCAGCCTGTCCCAACTACGCGACGACTTCGAGCAGGCCAAGGCGCGGCTCGACCGGCAGGGCCAGACCAAGCCGGTGACCTTCTGGCTGACCGCCGCACCCGGCACGGTCGATGAGGTGATTCTGCGGACCCACCAGCAACGAGGCGATCTGGAGACCGCAGTGCTGGCGCACATCAGGGGAGAGGCATGACCACGGATCTACAACCCACCAACGGCGCGGCGGAGCTGACCGCCAGCTACTCGCAGCTCACCACCCACCGGAAGTGCCCGCAGGCGTGGAACTACGGCTACCACCGCGGGCTCACTCGAGCCGAGAGCGAGGAGGCCAAGGTCGAGCTCGAGTTCGGGAACTGGTGGCACATGCTTCGGGCGGCGGACAGCCTGGCGCGCGGTCGGCGGTGGGACAGCCTGCACCACGTACCCCGACGGCTGCGCTCGGTGGACGGCGGCCCCGAGCTGCCCAACACCGCGACGCCGGTCGAGGTGGGCGAACTCGCGGAGCGCTGGTGGCACGGTCTGGCCGAGGAGGTCAAGGCGTCCTGGCTGGAGCGGATCGGGACGACCCTGCCGGATCGGCTCAACACCCTCGACGGGCGCTGGCGCGATGAGCACCAGGAGGAGATCGCCGCCGAGCGGCCGCTGGCGGTCGAGATGCGCTGGCGTCGTCGACTGCCCAGCCGCGTCGACGACGACTCGACGATGGCGGCGAGCCTGGTCGGCTACGTCGACGAGGTGTACCTGGACAGCCGCCGCCAGCTCGTGGTGGCGCGCGACCACAAGACGGCCAAGGCGCTCGGCACCCAGTCGACGGCGGACGACCTGATGGACAGCCAGCTCCAGCTCTACGCCTGGGGCGCGAGCCCCACGGTGTCGTCGTGGGGCGTCGGGCAGATCCGGGCCACCTCTTACGACCGGGTGCGGGCGATGGCTCCACACCCGCCGAGCCTCACGCTGGCCGGGCGGCTGAGCCAGCGGGCGGGCGAGCCGAGCCTCAGCTCGGTGGACCTGGAGACCTACCTCGCCTGGTGCCGCGACGGAGTGCCGTACCCCGGCACCAAGAAGGACGGCTCGGGCGCGGGGATCTACCTGCCCGAGCAGACGGTGATCGACAAGTTGTCCACACCCGCCGCCCGGTCGGTGTGGATGCAGCGGACGCTGACGCCGCTGTCCACCAACCTGATCCGGGCTCACCTGCGGGCGGCGGTGGACACCGTGGCCGACCTGCGGAAGTCGCAGGCCAGGGTCGAGGTGGACGGAGCGGCGGGCCGGAACTTCACCTCGCAGTGCCGGTGGTGTGACTTCGTGCGGCTCTGCCGGGCGGAGCTGGTCGGCGGCGTCGGGGAGGACTACGACCTGGCGGAGCTGGGTCTCAGAAAGGTCGAAAGGCGAAGCGCCGCAACGGTTCCCGAGCCAGCCGAAGTTGTTGCGTAGGTCACATGGAGGTACGATGGTACGACGGAACGAGCGCGCCAGGCGCGCTCAGAGACAGGAGGTAACGGATGCCCGTGACCAAGGACTACGACACGATCAGCGACACGTTCGTCGCTGACGAGCCGGTCGCGTTCCACATCAACCGGCTGGTGCAGACCAGCACGCTGGCCGACAAGGTGGTGATCGACCGGCGCGACTCGGTGGTGCTGTTCGCCGTCAAGACCGACTTCCCGGTGACCATGTGGAGCACCGGGGAGCAGCGGCTCTGGTCGTTCCTGACCAGCCTGACCGGGCAGGGTGAGGTGAACCTGGGGCTGGCGGCGAACTACCTTGCGGGTGGCAGCCACGCCCCGCACATGGTGGCGGCGTTCGCGGTGCTCATGGGCGAGAGCGCGTGACCCGCCCCTCGGGGCTGGTGATCATGGAGCCGGATGACACGCCCGAGGACTGGGGCAAGTGGCTGATCCACGGCCCGCAGGGTTCGGGCAAGACGACGCTCGCCTCGACCATTGCGGAGCTGGGCCCGACGCTGTTCCTGGACCTGACGGGTGAGAAGGGGATCCGCAGCTTCAAGGGCGCGCCGTACGCCAAGAACATCCAGGTCACCCGGCCGCCCAGCATCACCGCGCTGGACGACATCTACTGGTGGCTCGCCTCTGGCAACCACGACTACAGCGCGGTGGTCATCGACAGCCTGACCAGCGTCCAGAAAATGGCGATGCGGTTCATGCTCGGGCACAGCGAGACGGCGGTGCGCGAGATCAAGCAGGGCACGGCTCCGGCTGACATGCGGACCTGGGGCCAGACGCTGGACATCATGGTCGACACCGCGACGTTCTGGTTCGGGCTGGCGGACGGCAACCGGCCGAAGCCGATGCACGTGGTGATGACGGCGCAGACCAAGGTGACCGACGGCGACGAGGATTCGCCCGGCACGCGGCGGACGCCGGACGTGCAGAAGGGCGCGCTGTCCATCGTGCTGGCCAGCCCGGACTACATCGTCTACACGGATCTGGAGGAGAACCTCGAAGCGCTGTCCGACGACAGCCTGGCGCCGGTCAACCACATCGTCCGGTTCGGCCAGAACCTGGAGTACCGGACCAAGGCGCGGCTGCCGTTCAAGCTGCGCGGGCGGATGCCGCCGGTCCTCGGCCGGGAGAAGCCGGTCAGCCTGCTCAGCCTCAGCCGGGTGCTGGGCATCGGCGGAGTGCCAGCGGCACCCGCCAAGAAGCAACTGGCGGCGACCGTCGCCGCTGGTGAGTCACAGGAGAGCGGAGTCAAGGCATGACCTCAGTGGAAGCGGATCTCTCGAACTACCGGGATCGGGTCGGGCAGCGGGTGACCCCGGCGCGCTACAAGGTGCGGGTGGACGACACCGAGCTCGACAAGTCGTCGGCCGGGAACCAGATGATCAACCTCTGGCTCCGGGTGGAGGGCGGCGAGTTCAACGACGCGATCATCGTGGACCGGCTGGTGCTCACCGAGAAGTCGCTGTTCCGGCTGGTCGGGTTCCTCCAGGCGATCGGGATTCCGACACCCAAGAAGAAGATCCGGCTGGACCTGCGCGCGTTCCTGAACAAGACGCTGGAGGTCGACGTCGAGGACGGCGAGCCCTACAACGGCCGGGTGAAGTCGGAGGTGCGCGGCTACTTCAAGACCGAGCAGCCCGCCAAGCGGATGACCGACGCGGAGCAGGCGGACGCGATGCTCGCCTTCGAGGACGACGCCGCTGGCCCCACCGCCGACGTGCCGGACGACGTGGATCTCGACGAGATCAACCTCTGAGCTGACTGGCGAGAGCGGGCCATCGTGGCAACGAACGAGACCGGGCTGGTGAGCGAGATCGTGCGGGCTGTGCACGACCGATTCCCCGGCAGCTTCGGGTTCAAAGTCCACGGTGGCCCGTTCCAGGTCGCCGGGCTGCCCGACCTGATGTTCTGCATCGGCGGGTGGTTCATCGGGCTGGAGGTGAAGTTCCAGCGCCCAGGGGAGTCGGTGGAGGCCGCGCTCGCGCGGACGACTCCCTTGCAGTCGGCGCAGATCGCCCGCATCAGGAGTGCGGGTGGAGTGGCCGCTGTGGTCACTTCGGTACAGCAGGCGCTCGACCTGATCGGTCGGGAGCTGGAGACAAGGGAGAGGGATGCACGAGATCACTGAGACGGACCAGGTTTTCAGCGTCAGGCAAGAGATGTGGCACGGCCTCGGGGTGGTGCTCCCGGACTATCCGACCAGGGCGGAGGCGCAGGCGCTGGCCCACCCCTGGGAGCCGATCACCGAGCCGGTCTACCGGCGGGTGCCGGTGGTGCAGAGCGACGGGATGGGCGGGAGCTACCTGGTCGAGCACTACGAGGAGATCCCGCACGAGAAGCTCCGGGTGCGGTCGGACAACAACGAGCCGCTGGGCGTCACCAGCGATTCGCTGGAGCTGGTGACCAACGCCGAGATGTACGACATCGCCGAGGCCATCGAGGGCGAGGACAAGGGCGCGGTGCGGTTCGAGACCGGCGGATCCCTGGCCGGCGGCCGGAAGGTCTGGCTGCTGCTCCGGCTGCGGGATCCGCTGCGGGTTAAGGGCGACCCGAACGGGACGGTGATCCCGTACTTCGGCATCCAGAACAGTCACGACGGGAAGGGCGGTGCGTTCCGCGGACAGGCCACGCTGGTCCGGCCGGTCTGCGCCAACACCTGCCAGATGGCCGACCTGGACGCGGAGGCGCGCGGCACCGAGTTCGCGTTCAGCCACACCAAGAACGTCCGCGAGCGGATCGAGCAGGCCAAGCAGGCGCTCGCCGGGTGGCGGGACGCGCTGGGCCGGTGGCAGTCGCTGTCCGAGTTCCTGATGGAGGTGCCGGTGACCAAGGAGCAGGCCACCGAGTTCATCGAGCTGTTCATCCCCCAGCCGCCGCCGCACGTGACCAGCGAGCGGGTGCTGCACAACGTCGAGGTCGGCCAGGCCCTGATGCGGGACATCCTCTACGGCGAGACCTGCGTGGGGATCGAGGGCACCTGCTACGGGCTGATCCAGGCCAGCGTCGAGTACAGCAACCACTACCGGCGGGCGGCCAGCCTGGAGTCTCGCTTCAAGCGGGCCTACCTGAACCGGGACCGGATCACGGCCGACGCGGTGGCGCTGGCCAAGCAGGTCGCGGGAGTGGCGAAGTGAGCGACTACCCGGTGATCCCGGACTGGGCGGCTGGCCTCTCCTCGCGTCCGGCCACCGGGGATTACGAGGACGACCAGCGGGCGCTGGCCGGGGTGGGCGAGCGGCACTACGTCCACCCGAGCGGAGCGACGATCACCGTGCACCCGGACGGGTCGATGACCTCGCTCAAAGCGGCGGGCAAGCGCAAGACGACCACGGCCACCCCGGAGAAGCTCGCCGCCGGTCACGGGCTCTGGAAGGAGGTGGGCTGATGCGGCGCTACCGGCTCACCTACCAGGCGTTCAGTTCGCAGCAGGACCCGACGGTCTGGGAGAAAACCCTGGACGAGCTGCTGGTCCCCAACGGCAGAGAGTCGCTGCTGGTCTGGCTGCTGCGGCAGGCCGACGAGTACGGGCTCGAGATCCGGCTGGAGGCGATCTCATGACGCAACTCGACTTCGGATCGCTGACCGAGGCGCTGGAGGTCGTGCTGGCGATGCTGGACCCGGAGCGATACCGACAGGTCAGCGCGACCTGGGTGGATCAGGACGGTCAGATGGTCACGCTCAGCCTGAACTCGGTGAAGTCAGAGTCAGAGGTGATCTCGTGATCGAGTTCAGCGAGGCGGTGCGGACCAGGGCCCGGACCCTGCTCGCTGACCCCGATCGGGTGGAGGCGGACGAGCAGCACCGCAACATCTGGTACGTCCGGGGCAGCGACGGCGAGACGCGCTACAGGGTTCAGTGCGACTTCGACCAGGCGTTCCGGACGCTGAGCTGGATCACCTGCACCTGCCCCCACGGGCTGAATGTCGGGGCCGGGGAGACGGCCTGTTACCACGCGGCGGCGGTGCTCATGCTGATTCGGGACATGGAGCCGGAGGTCCGGGAGCGGCGGCTGCGATCGGTGCCGGACGACGCCGTGTCGTTCACGGAGCCAGCGGAATGACCGCCTTCTTCGTTTCACCCGCCGAGGACTGGTCGGTGCCGGTCTGCTTCGTGTGCCTCCGGACTCCGGAGGAGATCCTGGCCTACACCCCGTTCGCGCACGACGCGGGGCTGACCAACACCGAGTACGTGATTCGCGAGGAGGGGACGCTCAACCCGCTCAACGGCCACTTCGCCTGCGACGCCTGCTACTGCGACATCGGGATGCCGAGCGGCCCGCACGGATCGAGGTGGGTCGCTCCGTGAGGCGTGGCGTCGGCGGCATGTTCAGCGTCGACGCCTCCGAGGAGACAGCGGTCTCGGTCTGCACCTGCGGGTGGAGATCGGGGCCGCTGGCTTCGGAGGAGGCGGCCCGCGACAAGGCTGAGGATCACCTGCTGGACGCACACCCGGAGTACGGCGAGCGGGTGCGCGGAGCCCGCTACAAGCGGCAAAGCCGCAGGTCAGCGTAGGTCGGCGGGTTGACGGGCGGCTTCGGTACGTGGGACAATGGTGGGACGCGCGAGGGACGCGCCGAGCAAGGAGAGAGGCTCAAGTCATGAGAGCGACCAAGTACCCGGAGTGGCGTCAGAAGATGGTCGACGCCGTGAAGGCCCACGCCAAGGCCCACTACGAGGAGGGCGGCTGGGACTTCGTGATCGAGTGCTGGAGCGACGACATGATCGACGAGGAGATCGGGCTGGCCCGGTCCAACGCCACCGCGATCAAGCGGGTGGGCGCGGCGGTCGGCGCGGTCGATTCGTACCGGGCGGACATCATCAATGCCTGAGCTGTGTCGGCTGTGCGCGGTGACCTACCCGCGTCCGGTGCGGGTGCCCCCAGGTGTGGGCTGCGAGCACTGCGGCCTGGTGCTCTGCTCCGGCCACCAGAGCACGCACCTCGACGGGATCACCTGGCCGCCGCTGCCCTGGGATCCGGACCGCCCGCCTGGTCGGCCGCGCAAGCCCCGTCTCCCCAAGCCGCCCCGGCCCGACCAGGAGCTGCTGACCGTGGGCGAGGTGGCGAGTCTGCTGGAGATCAGCGTGCGCAAGGCGGAGCGGCTGACCAACGCGGGCTGGCTGTCGGTGTCGCTGCACACCGTGGGCGGGCTGCGGCGCTACAGCCGGGAACAGGTGATCGCGGAGTACGCGGTCTACCTCGACCGGGTGGAGGCGGCCTCGTGAGCGGCTTCGAGGGCGACGTGCCCGCCGTCGAGGTGTTCGTCGGCGGCAGACTGCGGGTGCGCGCTGCCCAGTGCGGCGCGTGCCTGTTCAGCAAGGACCGGCTGGTGGGCGGCAGCCGGGCGAGGGAGATCGTGACGGAGACGCGCGCTCAGAGCGGCGGCTCGTTCATCTGTCACCGGGGCCAGGTCAGCGACGAGCCCAACTCGATCTGCGCGGTGTGGTGGGACCGGTACTCCGACGACGACTGGATCTTCCGCTACGCCAAGCGGCTCGGGATCGTGGAGCGTGTCGGGTGAACGGCTGGTACCTGGTCATCGCCGGGGTGGCGGTGGCGGCCGGCATCGTGGTGATCGAGCTCGGCCGTCGCGGCGACTCCCAGCGCCAGCCGGTTCCCGGTCTGGCGAAGCTGTGGCTGGTCATCGTGCTGATCGCCGCTGCGGCCTTCGGGATCATCTGGCTGGCCACCCAGTGATCCCGCAGGACGTGCCGGGCGTAGTGCACCGGCTCCAGGAGAGTCTGCTGCTGCCGGACTACGCCGAGTACGTGCAGGCGCTGGCGGAGTCGGCGGCCGAGGAGGAGGCGACCTACGGGATGCCGACCAGCGGCGGCCACGTGGGTTTCGAGGCGCGGCACTCGATCGGGGCCCGGCACACCCAGCCGGGCGCGGGCTGGTCGTTCACCCACGGGCTCAGCGATCGGCTGAACATCTGCCGCTTGTTCCATGTGTCGGAGGCGATGGCGGCGGTGGCGAGGCAGGCTGCCGAGCAGCTCCCGGAGGGCATCACCTGGGAGCTGCACTCGTTCCCGAGCTGGGACGGGATCATGTTCTTCGGCCGCCCGCTGATCCTGCTGGACGTGTGGAACCGGCCGGTCAACATCGCGGCGGTGACCTGGACGTTCAGCCACACCGGGGTGGCGAACTACGACGGGCGGCCGGGCTGGGTCTGCACGCTGCTCAGCGACCGGCGGGATCTCCGCGACTACTACTTCGCGGTGGCGGAGGAGAGCGGTCGCCACGAGGGGATCGCGGAGACCACGCGGCTGCTCGGTGACCTGCTGGTGTTCGAGATGACCTGGCTGCCGGTGGGCCAGCCGATCGGCCACTGGATCGGGGACAACTCGGCGGCGATCGCGCAGTTCCGCAAGGAGCACATCGGCCGGATGCCGGGCGGCGAGATCCCGGAGTGGGACCACAACGGCCCGCCGAACACGATCAACCTCGGCCGGATCAACTACGCCGTGTTCCGGCTGATGGAGCAGGAGCTGGCCGACGTGAGCGACTACGAGGACCGGCGGCTGGCCCGGCGCAACCGCGGGAAGCGGCGGCCTCCGCACGCGGTGACCGTCATCGAGCTGCGGCGGCGGCACCACTACGGCCAGTACCAGGAGGGCACCGGCACGTTCCTGACCTACCGCTCGGTGACCTCCGGGCACTGGCGGAACCAGCCCTACGGCAAGGGTCGGCAGGAGGTGAAGCGGATCTGGATTCATCCGTACGTCCGGGGCCCGGAGGGAGCCCCGTTCCACCAGAGCACCAAGGTCAACGCACTCAAGCGCTGACTCCACAACAGGGAGAGAGATCGGGATGGACGAGCAGGAGACCGAAGCCCAGAGCGCCTCGCGGCGCTATCTGGTGAGCACGATGCCCGCCGAGCTGGACGCGAGACGGGCGGCGGGCGAGCGGATCTGGGACACCGGGAAGTTGCAGGAGGACTTCGAGGTGCTCGGCTTCGAGGCACCCTTCGTGGTGGTCCGGCGGCGGGCCGACGGGGTGAAGGGCAGCCTGATGTTCACCCACCAGCCGCGCTTCTACTTCGGGTGGGAGGCGGCGGTCTGATGACCACGTTCGATCTGGAGCGGCACGACCGGCTGGCTCGGGACCTGCTCGAGATGACCGCCCTCGACGGGATGATGTTCCAGCCGATGCTGCTCGCGGTCCGGGGCGGGGAGGAGGTCTGCCTGGTGATCCCGGCCGAGGGCGCTGGTACGGAGATCGCGATGGCCGCCACCGCGATGACCGGTGGCTTCCGGGCCGACCAACTGCTGATCATCGCGGACAGCTACACCAGCCTGATCGAGAAGAACCCGCTGACCGGCGAGGACTGGCGGGGCGGCGAAATGGCCATGGTCGTGGCCGAGGTCGACGCGATCGGCCGGGGCTGGGTGACCGAGGCACTCACCGTGTCGCTGGTCAGCCGGGACCAGGACATCCCGCCGATCATCCGGGCGCACGCCTACGTCCGGCACGAGGGGGGCCGGATCGAGTGGTCGGACCGGCCGTCGGTGCCGCCGGGGGCCGAGCTGGCGGTGGGGCGGCTGGTCGAGGTGTTCGACGGGCCGGTGCTGCCCGAGCGAGTGCCACCGGAGGTGGGCGACCCGCTGGTGGCCCAGCTCTTGATCCATGAGCTGGGCTGCCGTCAGGTGCTCCTGGTCGGAGGCGGCTGATGGCGGGTCTGATCGGTGAGGACTGCCGCGACCTGGGCCACCGCTGGCGGCGGGTCGGGCCGACGAAGTGGGTGCGCGGCGAGGCTCACTACGCCCAGCCGCTGTCCTGCACCGAGTGCGGCAGTGAGCGGGTCCGCAGGCTGGACGCCTCGGGCTACCCGATCGGCAACGACTACGACTACATCGAGGGCTTCCTGCGTCCGCCCGGTTCGGGGCGGATGACGGCGGCGGACAAGGCCGCGATGCGGCTGGGAATGATGGGCGACCGAGCAGAGATCGTGTACCACTCAGAGAGGAACGGCAAGGCATGAACAAGGGAGAGAGCATGGCAGACAACAGGTTTCGCGCGGCGGAGATTGCGGTGCTGGCCTTCGTGATGATCAAGGTGATGCGGCTGGTCCAGTGGTGGATCCGCCGGGCCGAGGCGAAGCAGGCGCTGGCGGCGGGAGTGGGCCGATGACCGCCGTCGAGCCGCAGCACCAGAGCACCCGGCACCTGACCAACGGCGAGCTGGCCACCGAGGTGATGGCGCAGATCCGGGCCAACATCACCCGCTGGCATCAGGGGAGCTGGCGGACCATGACGGTGGACCTGCGCACCGAGGACGACGTGCCCAGTGAGGAGAGCGTGTTCGGCAACCGCTACGACGCGCTCCACTCGATCGAGCTGTACCGCGAGGACCCACTCAACCCGCACTGCCAGACCGCGTTCTGCGAGGCGGGCTGGGTGGCCGCGCTGGACCACGTGAAGTGGGCGCACAAGTCGATCGACCTGGAGGGGTCCAGCCGGGTCGCGGACCCGGATCTGTGCGACTGCACCACGCTGTCGTGCACGGTCGTCGAGCACACGCTGTCGGTGATGCAGTATGCGCAGAAACGGCTCAAGATCACCTGGGCCGAGGCGGACATCCTGTTCCACAGTCAGCGCACGCTCTCCGATCTGGAGCAGCTCAACGCGGCCATCGCCGAAGGCGTCAACCTGCTGGATGTCCACCTCTACGACGAGGACGAGGACAACGACTATGACGACGACGACGACGACGACGACGACCGGGACTACGCATGAGCGAGCGAGCAGTCAGCGTCGTGTTCTGGTCGATGGTCGGGCTGATCGCGGCGGCCACGGTAGCGGTCACCGTGCTCTCGTTCGGGTACACCTCGTGACCGGCTGGGCGGGGGTCATCGCCGGGTTCCTGGGCGGGGTGGCGGTGGGCTGCCTGATCGCGTGGCGGGCCGGTCACCGCTACGACCCGGCCGAGCTGACCGTGGTCCCGCTGTTCGACCCGAGGGAGAGCCTGCGATGAGCGACACCGGAGTGGGCGATCTGGTCGAGGCGATCCTGGCCAGAGTGGGCGAGCACCAGTACCGGCTGGTGGTCAGCCACTCGGTGCCGGGCGGGACGCAGCGACCTGATCGCTACGTCGTGGGCATCGAGTTCGGCCGGGAGGCTCCCGACTCGGACATGGCGGGCGGAGCCGCGTACGGCCTGGCCCCGGTGCTGACCGACGCGCTGCGGCAGGTGGCGGGCGACCTCGGGATCGAACCGTGACTAGCGAGGACTGGCTGCTGATCTTCGGCGTGTTCGGGATCGCGGTGACCACGGTCTACTGGTGGACCGAGCGGAGGGCGGGTCGGTGAACCGGCAGCCGACCCAGGGCCCGGCCAACGACCCGATCATGAGCGAGCTGCTCCAGCTCAGAGCACAGAACGAGCGGCTGCTGCGCAACAACATCGCGCTGCGGCGGCTGCTGGCCCAGATCCAGCGGCTGCTGGCCAACCCCGACGAGCTGCTCCGGCCCGACGACGAGTCCGGCCCGGAGTAGTCCCACAGACGGCCACCGAGGGCGGGCGACTCTCTCCCGACCTGCCCTCGGTGGCCCCTACCCAGGAGATCGATGATCCACGTACTGCACGTGCCGGGCGCCGACCCGCAGCGGGACGACATCGTGGCCGCGCTGCGCGAGCAGGCCCCCGGCCAGGTGTGCGTGCACGCCGATGTCGAGCGGGCGGGCTGCATGGCCACCTGGCTCGCCGCGTTGGCCTGCGCCGCCGGGCCGACCGCGAACAGCGACTGGGAGCTGATCCTGTCCGACGACGCCGACCCGCTGCCCGGCTGGCAGGCGGAGCTGGCCCAGGCGCTGCACTACAGCCCGGCCCCGGTGCTCGGGCTGACCCACTTCGGCGGATACGGTCGGCAGGCGCTGAACAAGGGCGCGCCCTACGCGGTGGGCTCGTACCTGCTGTGGGGTGGAGCCGCCGCCTACCACCGCTCGCTGCTGCCCGGCCTCGCGGAGTGGGCCCCGCGGGTGGTGGAGCTGACCGGCTACCCGCACGACGACTGCCTGGTGGCCGCTTACCTGCACCGGGTCCGGCTGCCGGTGGCGCTGGCCGGGCGGGCGATCTTCGACCAGCCGGTGGAGCGGAGCCTGCTCGGCCACCACACCCCCGGCCCGCGCCGACCGGCCACCACCATCGCCAACCGGCAGGGCCCGCCGTGGTCCACCCGCCCGGCGGCGGTGCCCGTCTCGCGGGCCGGGTTCGACGCCCAGATGGTCGCGCTGTCGGAGCTGGCGTGACGACCGGCCGGTGGGACTACGGCGCGGAGGGGCGGGCCTACCCCGTCGCCGTCGGGCAGGTCTGGCAGTGCGGCTCGCACACCGTGGTCTGCTCTGACCTGCTGACCAGCCCGCTGCTGCTGCGGACGGTGGCGGACCTCCCGGCCGTGACCCTGGTCTACACCGACCCGCCGTGGGGGCAGGGCCTGCTGAACAGCTTCCGGTCCAAGGCCGGGCTGGCGCACGCGACCTACGACTGGACCGTGCTGTACCGGCGGATCGTCGCCCTGGCCGCCGGCCTCGGCGTGCCCGCGTACCTCGAGTGCAGCGCGGCGGAGACCCCCAACGGCACCGCCCTCGACGCCGTGCTGGACGCCGGTCCGCCGGTCCCGGCCCAGGCGTACTGGGACATCAGCTACTACCACACGCACCCGGCCGGTCTCTGGTACCGGGGACCGGTGCCGCCGCCGGCGGAGCTGGCCGACCTCACCGGCCAGGACGACGACGACACTCCGGCGGCCGTGCTGTCCGCATACCCCCCGGGGGTAGTGCTGGATCCGTGTGCCGGGCGCGGGCTGACGGCGGTCACCGCCGCGCGGTCGGCGGCGGGCTGGTCCTCGGTCAGCAATGAGCTGAACCCGGCCCGCGTGTCGGCCTGCCTGGCTCGCCTGGCCAGGGTGACC